GGATCGGCAAAATCGGTCTCTTTTTTATGGACCTTAATTAATCCTAATGTCTAAACTATTGTTTTTATTTAAGGATCCAAAGATATTTGGGTCTTTTTTGTTTGTTCAAATTTAAAAGGAGGTTTTTATAAATGATTATTTCGCATGCGAGTGATGGACAAAAGGCTAATTACAGCCTTAGCGGTTCTGTGCTGACTGTCGGTGATGTTGTTATCGATTTGCAAGAAAGACAACGTACAAACGAAAGGGTTATTGATATTTGCTTGGATAATCAACTCCAAACAATGAGAGAGGGTCTCTCGGCGTGGTACGTAGCAAACGTGATAATTCCGCCAAAGCGATATTCCTTACAACCATCTGGAGAAAAGGACGAGGAAGGAAACGACTTGATGGAAGAGGTTGAGCTCCCTGTAGATACATCACAAGTCGAGTTGCGACTTTGGGGATTACCACCACAGTATTTTGAAAATCAGACAACAGAAGAAATAGTAGAACAAGGAGTTGAAGTGTAATGCCATTTATTTTAAGTGTTAAAGATGCATATAGACAAGCAGTTGAAGCGGCTACTGATGGAAAAAACACAGTTATGTACGACAACAAAGGGAATCCATCGATTATGGTGTGTATCCCTCGATTTAACTTATCCGACGTGATTGATGGTGCGCCCGACACTCCACATCCAGCATTTATTGTTGATGGGGTTGTTAAATCAGAAATATGGATTTCGAAGTTCCAGAACATCGTAGAGGACAATAGAGCGTACTCGTTACCGGGTATGGATCCACGCACCTATGTGAATTTTGACCAAGCTAAGGAATATTGTGCTAACAAGGGTGACGGGTGGCACCTAATGACGAATGCAGAATCTGCAGCTATTGCTTTATGGAGCAAGAAAAACGGGACAATGCCACGTGGTAACAACAACTATGGGTCTGACCATTCTGCCCCTTATGAAAGAGGAAGGGAAGTCCATAAAGATGGAGATAGAACAGGTCGAGTTGCTACTGGATCTGGTCCAGCTTCTTGGAGTCATGATCACACTAATGCAGGTATTTTTGATCTGAATGGTAACGTTTGGGAATGGAATGACGGTTTAAGAATAATTGATGGGAAAATTTACGTTCATAATGACAATGATTTCGGCACTCCTGATGATATTCAGCAATTTGTTGATACCGGAGCTTATTTTGATAATCAAGGAGGATTAGTGCTTAATTCTTCCACTTCGGCAACTGGTTCAACTTATAAGAACTTTGAAGATTTAGCGGCAGCATCAGGATATACTATACCAGAATTACTGAAGTATTTAGCGATTGCCCCTATCGATTCTGATCATGGCGGAGACCGTATCTATGTAAACTTCGAGGGTGAGCGCTTTGCTCGACGGGGCGGTGGATGGTACGACACGTCGAATGCTGGTGTGTTCGATGTCTACCTGTACAGCACTCGGTCGAATTCGTATTCGCACATTGGGTTTCGCTCTGCGCTGATATTGTAATCTGGAATCTGAAAGACTGATAATCTGAGAGAGTCTGCGATAGCGGACTCTCTGCATTTACACCAAGGAGACAACTATGACAAACAAAGAAGATTTAAAAATTCTACAGAAGTGTTATGACATGATTGAATACGGATATATCGCACTTAGGCAATATCCCAAGTCAGAACGTCATACACTTGCAGCGGAAACGAAAAGAAGTATGTATGAACTTTTAAGATTAATCATTCGAGCAAATAAACGTTATTTTAAAAAGACCACTTTGCAGGATATTGATATCGAAATAGATAATCTGCGCTATCTTATTCGATTAGCAAATAGTTTAGGTTTTTTACCTTTTAAACAATATGAAAACTGGTCAAGGAAAACCAATGAAATAGGAAAAATGCTCGGAGGTTGGATTAAATCCAAAGCTAAATAGATTTATGGGGAGTAAGCCATATTTGTGAGCGCTTTGCTCTACGGGGCGGTAGATGGAACAACACGTCGAATGCTGGTGTTTTCTATGTCAACCTGAACAACACTCGGTCGAATTCGAATTCGAACATCGGGTTTCGCTCTGCGCTGGTTCTCCTCGTCCGAAACTTCAAGGGCAACGCCCTTGTTGGCAGTATGAAGGAAAACGGGTTTACTTCCCCGGCTTACTAGCCGAAAAATTGAATTGTTGGCAAATTAGTTAGTAGTTTTCACAAAAAACGAAAGGTGATACGGTCAACAAATATTTTAAATCATGGGGATAGTTAAGTGAAAAGGTTCAGTCATCTTTATGAACAAATCATCGATTATGAAAATCTATGGAATGCTTATTTAAATGCTAGAAAAAATAAGAGATTTAGGGGAGAAGTCCTCGAATTCAGTCATAATGTTGAAGAAAATTTGATAGAAATTCAAAACGAATTGATTAATAAGACTTACAAGGTAGGAAAATATCGGGAATTTTATGTGTTTGAGCCAAAGAAGCGATTGATTATGGCTCTACCATTTCGGGATAGGGTTGTTCAATGGGCTGTTTACCAATTACTACATCCGTTGTTTGATAGACAGTTCATTCATGATTCATACGCCTGTCGTAAAGATAAAGGTACACAACGTGCTGCTGATAGAGTGCAATATTGGGAAAGAAAACTAGTGAGAAGCCACAAAAAGCCATATTATTTAAAACTGGACATGTCTAAATACTTCTATCGAATCGATCATGACGTACTTATAAACATACTTGAACGAAAGATAAATGACGATGACTTACTATGGCTTCTCAGTATAATTATTCGTTCTGAAGACACAAAGTTTGGTATTCCAATTGGCGATCACTTTTATGAGGAAGATAGGTTGAGTGATATAGGGATGCCTATAGGTAACCTTTTATCGCAACTGTTCGCAAACCTATATCTTAATGAACTGGACCAATACGCCAAACATGATATGCGCCTACATTATTACATCCGGTATATGGATGATGTGGTAATTCTACATCAAGATAAAAATGAGTTACATAGGATTTTACAGGAAATCGAGGTATTTTTATCCATTGAACTAAAATTGCAACTTAATAATAAAACGGCTATCCGTCCGATTAAAGATGGGTTAGATTATGTTGGTTTTAGAATCTGGCCAACACACCGCAGGTTAAGTAAGCAAACAGCTAAGAAAATGAAAGTAAGACTAAAATACCTCAAAAACGCATTCGCTCGAGGGGAGGTGAACGCCGATGAAGTGCACTCAACTCTTATGTCCTACTTAGGCATGATGCAACACGCTGATTGCTATAACTTAAAATCAAAATTACTAAGGGGATTCGTATTAATGCGAAATTCAGAAGACAACAAGAAGGTGGCATAGATTGACCAGTGATGCGTACAAAGAATTACTTGATTTAGTTAATTACTATGAACAAGTAATTTCCAAGCAAAACGAAACTATCATTAGGCTTATCAATGAAAATGCAGAACAAGAAAATATAATCAATGAATTTATGAGCGATATTACCGACTGAGGTGCGTTTTGGAGGGGTGACAATGGATGAAACGTTAATTCAATATTTTTTAACACAAGGACCGTTTGCGGTTCTTTTTATTTGGCTTTTTTATTCAAGTCGTAAAGAGAGCCTTGAACGAGAAAAAGAAAGTCAAGAAAGAGAACAAAAACTTTATAAAACAATCGATGATCAGAACGACATCATGAAAGGATTTAGTAGCAAGTACGACATCGTTATCACGAAGTTAGATGACATTGAAGACCGATTACCACCAAGGTAGTCGTTTTTTATTTTCGCTTGAAAGGAGGTGAATAGTATGGTTGAAATTTTGGCTATGGCAACATTAATTGCTCCAGTAACAAATGCAGCCGTTCAATCTGTAAAGAAAGCAACTAAAGTTAATAAACGCTATCTACCAGTAGTTGCAGTTGGTGTTGGCGTTGTTCTAGGTGCTGCAGCATTTTTTGTTGATGCTAGTATAGGAGAACGTTTGTGGGCTGGCGGAATCTCTGGTTTTGCTTCTGTTGGTTTGTTCGAACTTGGAAAAAATACAAAAGGAGAGGGTAAATAATGGGTAATATTACTGATATTTCACATCACCAAGTACCATCAAAGATGGATTATGATAAGTTAGCTAAACAAGTGGATCTCGCAATCATTCGTACGCAATATGGTTCTAAACTGGTTGACCGTCACTATAAAACGCACCACAAAGAATTTAGAAAGCGTGGCGTGAAAACTAATGCATATGCTTGGGTACGTGGCGTGTCTAAGAAAGATATGGAAGTGGAAGCGACTGACTTTTATAACCGTACAAGAGAATTCGACCCTGAATTTTACTGGTTAGATGTTGAAGAAGAATCCATGAAAGATATGCGTGGCGGAGTAAAAGCATATGTAAAAAAACTACGTTCTTTAGGTGTTAAAAAGGTAGGGGTTTACATTGCGCATCACTTATATAAGCGTTTCAATCTCAATATGAGCGATTTTGATGCAGTTTGGATTCCGCATTACGGCGTAAACAACGGGAAGGTGAATAGTAAACCAGATTTCCCATGCGATTTACATCAGTACACAAGTACAGGGCGTTTAGATGGGTATAATGGAAATTTAGACTTAAACCGTATTATTAGCAATAAATCACTAGAATACTTTACTGGAGAGCAAAAGAGTGAACCGAAGAAAGAAACACCTAAGAAAAACAAGGAATCCGAAAAATACAAATTAGTCGTTTCTGTTAACGGATATAAAACTTCTACAGATGCGAAAAATCGTAAGAAAAAAGCAACCACTGTTAAACCTGGCACGTACTATGTATTTAATAAATCAAATGGCATGATAAACGTAACTTCGAAAGCTGGCGTACCAGGCAGTTGGATTAATCCAACCGACAATAAAAAGAAAACATCTAACAGTACAACAACTTATACAGTTAAAAAAGGAGATACGTTAAGCGAGATCGCAGCCAAAAATGGAACAACAACTAAAAAGCTGCAAAAATTAAACAACATTAGTAATCCTAACAAGATTTACGTTGGGCAAAAATTAAAAATTAATGGAGTGGCTAAAAAATCATCGAAGAAATACCATACAGTAAGGGGTGGGGAGACTGTTTCGGAATTAGCACAGCAATACGGATCTACTAGCAAGCAAATCAAAAACTGGAACAATCTAGATAGTAATTACACAATTTATGTTGGTAAAAAAATAAGAGTGAAATAAGAAATAAAAAGAAGTAAATAAGAAACAAAAGTAGATTTGTATGAGGTGGTGTGGCAGACCACAATATGAGTGTGGAAAGCTTATATTAAAATGATGCTAAGGCCCAGGTACGGAAAGCCTGGGCTTATTTTTCGTTTAATTAATTGTGGCAAATTGTGGTTATTTGGTTCGAAAATGTATACAAAGTTATTTAATGGTTATATAATAATTTATAGATACTAATATTATTTTATTTTTCAGAAAATAAACAGAGGAGGTAAATGTATGAGTGGATTACGAGCGATAGATGTTGCGAAGTGGTTCATAAGAAATGACTTAGACTCCCCTAGAGACACTTTCGATGGTAACATGAAACTACAAAAATTATTGTATTTTGCACAATTAATTCATGTCGCAAAAAACGATAAACTATTATTTTCCGAAGACATGAGAGCGTATGAAAACGGTACTGTTGTAAATGAAGTACGTTTGATTTACAAAAACAAACCTACTACATTTATAAATGAAGCAATGTTTACGGATTTTTCTTATGATGATGAGGAAATTAATAAAACGTTAAGATTAACTGCAGATCTATTTGGGGAAATGTCAGCTAGGGAATTATCGGATTTGAACCACGAATTACCTAGTTGGAAAATACCTTATCACGCTTCAAGAACCAACATTCCGAATGTTTATCGTACAGAAAAGAATATAATTGATCCTGAAGGTAAACTTTTTAAAGAAGATGTTAATAAGGTTAAGAAAATGCTAGATGCCTTTCTACAAAATGAACAATCTGAAAAAATGGACTATGAAGTAATAAATGGGGTAACGTATTATTTCGATTCTAACGAGGTGGAATTAACAGATGACATACTAGCTATTTTGGAAGATATGAACGGTCCTGATGAAGCATATACGCTAACTTACGATAAAGAGCAAGGTCTTATTATTTTATAATGGCTATTGTACCAGGACATGTTTTAGTGTTAAAACTTCCGTTTGCTAGTGGGTTCCCATGCCTTTATAAGCGTCCTTTTTTGGTGATTGAAAGAAATGATGAAACATTAGATTTAATAAACATATCGTCTTCTAGGGGAAAGGAAAGAAAATTATTATTTGAGTCAAATGAATCAATAGAAGAATACTTCCCACCCCTAGATGAACCGTCTTTTATTAAAATGGATGAATTATACACGATAGATTATTTTGAAGAATTACATACATCGATTTATAAGCGTAGACAACCTTTAGATGCTGACGAACTTACCCGTCTTACATATGAATACATTAAATACAAGGAAAGAAATGAAGTTGCTTGTGTTAGATACATGGAAACAATGATAAAAGAAGAAAACTCTTTATAAAAAGCCCTCATTACGAGGGCTTTTTTGTTCCCTCATTTATCCCTCCAACAAAAAATTTCCATAAATTATCCGTATACATGTTCGTGTTTTGTGATATAATAAGAACAAACGTTCTTTAAAAGGAGTCCTAAACATGAAAGGATTATTTCAACGATCTATAGAAAATAAAGAGAAAATTATCATCTTTTATATGGATAGTAATAATAAAGTTACCGAACGTTATATACAAGTAATAAAGCTGAATGATGATTACATACTCGCTTATTGCTACTACCGTAAACGAGTAAGAACCTTTAAATTAGAAAATATTCTTTCAACTGGTCCGATTAGAAAGGGTGCTTAAAATGGATGATATTAACGATAGAGGAACCATTAAATGGACTTCCATAATGATGCCAGAACATATTAAAATGCTTAACGATTACTGGAAAACTACAGAATACAAGGATAAACCAACCTTGGATGAACAGGAATTAGAAGAAATAGGAATGAAATTGCAAATGGCTATCCACGATGATTTACCTGTAGAAGTTAAATACTTTAAGGACCATGATTACAAGGTAGTTGTAGGTAAGATAGAAAAATTAGACAACCAAAATAAAATATTGACTTTTCGAAATATTAATAGGACAAAAGTAGGATTTACTGATATAATACATGTGACCATATTATAGGAGGGGTTACATGGAATGACTCAAGAAGAAATCCAATTAATGACACAAGCTTACTCTCAATTGTTACAAATAGAAATGCATCTTAGATCAGTTATTAAAGAAAGGATGACAGCTGAATATGGAATCCATTGGCACACCGTTTTATCTAAGAGGGTTAAAAATGCTACAATAAGAAAGGATTTTGACAAGCTAGAGTATTACCAAGTAGTCAGTTACTTTTACGTACTTCCATCGCTTTCCTCGATATATCCCATCAGATTCAAAAATCAAATTCGTAGTCTCGGAGATATTAGAAATAAAATCGCCCATCACAAATTACTTACAGAAGGAGAATATAACAGGTTGAATGAAGTGTATAAGAAGTTATGTTTTAGTCTTGAAGTTGTGAAGTAGGCCCTCTTATGTTGAGGGCTTATTTTTTATCAAGGATAAACTTCTTTGTTTGTTATCCTATTATATGCTGAGAAAAACTTCTCTTCTATATAAGAGAGTCCGCCATCAACAAACGTACCATTTTCTCTTTCTGCATACCCAAGAACTGCTCTAAGTAGAAAATCGATAGCATAATCTTTTTCTCTTTCAGATAAGTTATAATTCCAGTAAAATGGCTCTTCTGCATCTAGAATTTCTCTACACATTTTCACAATTCTCTCGTAACGCTCTTTATCCGTCATTTTGTTATCGCCTCCTTATTGGAATTTATTCTTTCGCTAGGAGGTTTATTCATCTTAGCAATAACTGGTTTAATTAATCCATCTGAACCAGCACGAATAACATTAATCGCATGGTATTTTTTCAACTTTAAACCATCTTCTACAGTAAAAGGTGAAATTTCCTCAGATAAGTCAGAATATGTTTTCTTGCTACAGCTATATAAGTGGTAATGAGGACCTGCTGATTTAATAATTTCCGCTAAATCTCTAGGTATCTGTTCCCAAGAATGAAACATCCAAACGTAGCCAACTCTATATTTACGACTTTCAACTGCTGCAGCCTTCCATGTTTTAGCTGATTTGAGAAATTGGTGAGGTTCGTCAAATAGGATAAAAAAAGGAAATTGATTATCCTCTTTTCTCAAAGTCATTGCTAAATCTATTTTTGTAGATAATAAGTTTACAATAAGGTCTACAGCTTCAGGACCTAGTTCAGACTTAGGAACATCAATAATAATAGCTTTGCGTTGACTCATTAATTCAACCATATCTAATGAAGAATCGCACATCATACATTCAGATAAAAAACCTTCACCTAAAATGCCATCCAAACGATTAAGTATAGGAGCGAG